ATAGCTTGTTTAGTCTAAAGTATATGTCTCGTATGTCTCGTTCTCTACGACTACTCATGTTCGATATCACCATAACTAAAGCAGTAGCTGCTGCTCCCACCAATGCACCATATATCTCAGGCATTTGCGTAAATAGGTAATTATGTATAGTATGACTAATAAATCCTAATTATGGCAGAGGAAAAGAAAGGAGTTTTTGAAAAGCTCAAAGAAAATATTACCGACAAAGAAGAACAACTAACTTTTATATCTGTTGTTGTCCGACTTGTTGTAGTTGCGTGGAGTGGTTTTATAGTATCCCTTAACTACATAACGCTACCGGGATACAGCAACGAACCCAAGGATATAACTTTTCCGGCTTCTCTCCTGACAGGTGCATTAGCGAGTTTTGGTTTGGAAGGTGCTAAGAAAAGAGGTGACGGTACATTTAAACCAGAAGACAAACCATTAAACAAAAAAGAAGTAGAAGAGTTACTAGCATCACAATCTGGTAACTATCAAACAGTTAGAATTGAAACGCCAATTAAAATTATTGGTGCAGAGATTGATGATTCCAAATCAAAAAAATGAAAAAACTACTAGCTCTACTATTACTGTTTAGTCCTTCTGTAGCACTAGCAGACATAACGCAAAAATTTACAACATCTGCTCAGATCACGGTAGATATGCCGTATTCTGTCACGAATAAATTAGGCACGACATATTCAATATCAGGTACAAACATAACTCCTTCTGTTACTTCTGGAGGATCTACAACATCAGGAGCAATAGGAGGACTTAATATCGGTTCAATAACAGCAGGAGTTCCTGCTATGGTTCAAACTGATAAAGCCGTAACAACAGCAGGGTCTGCTTTTTCGCTTACTGAAGCGGTGACTATGGGTGACGTAACACCATCAGCAATCACACCATCATCAGGCATAGCAGCATTACCACACCTTGGTGGACAGACCACAATAGGATCGGGTGGCACATTAGGATCTGGAGCAATGACAAGTTTATCTAGTGGTGTACATACTTGTAGTGGTGCATTTGGATCAGGTTCTAGTTGCATAGGATCAACAACAGTAACTATAACCATTGACTAAATTTTGGCTGCTATTAATAATATTATTTCCTGTCAAAACCCTTGCAAATCCAGTAGTTCCTACCTTCCGTACAGGCAGTTCAAGCACAAATTCCCAGACTCAAAGTGTAATTACAGAATCCGTAGTATCTCATCAGTTCCGTACAGGGTATTCTCTAAGCGTCTCAGGCACGAACATAGAGAGTGCAGATGTTAATGGCTATATTAACTCTATACCTACGGCAGAAGCTGAACAAACAGTTAATGGGATTAACTTTTCATATACAAGTCCTACGTTGGAAGGTGTGCCTAGATGGAAAATAGTAAACGCAGGTCAGCCTTTCAGTTTAGTCGAATCAATAATTTCTCCCGGACTAGACACTATTACAAGCATCAATCGGGTAATAAATACCACTACTACAACCACGGTAGAAACTACCTTTGGTCAGTAATTCTTGTAATCCTTTGCCCTGCAAGGGTTTTGGCTAATACAACTGTAGCAAGTCCATCTAGTAACGCACAAGGAACGGTAAATAACAATGCCACCATGATAGCTCCGCAATCTAATCCGCAGTTTAGGATGTCTCAGGGTATTGTTTGTAGTTCACCAAGCCTTACCATTACACCATTTCTAACAGATTCATGGTCATTTAACCGACCTATATCAACAGAAACTGTTCAGCCAATTTACAACGAAGATACAGGTGAGATCAAATATTATCAGCGTACACCAAGGTTTGAAAAGGATAACTACAATTTAAATTACGGTATTTCAGCACAGTTTAGTATTCCGTTAGGCAAAGCACCTGCACTATGTCATCAGGCAACAGAAATAAATATAAAAAATCAGGAATTATTGTATAAGAAAACTGAACTAGAGGTCGCTTTGTTTCGGCTAAAGGTATGTGGTGAGCAAGCTAAGTTAGGAGTACAGTTTACAGGCAAGTTTGCAACGATATGCGAAGGCATTGCAGTTACTGTTTTTCCCGGTCAGGTGATCCCTCACTCTCATTCTTTAAAGCCTTAGATTTACTTAGACGTTTCCCTAATTGTTTTATAGCTGACTTTGCTGCTCCCTGTATCAAGGGTACAAGAGCCGCAGAGCCACCGGCAACCAAGCCAATAACAGTAGTGGAAATAAGTATCTCAGGAGTACCAATAAGACTTTCTCTGAATGGTACGTCTTCCCAGATCGGGTCACAAGAGCCATCTATACTTCTTTCCCATTTTACCAATCTTTCAATTTTTTTATCATTTCTGTAATCTCCTTCTCTAAAAGGTGCGTCCTTTGGAGGGCATGGTTTGTATTCTGTTTCTTTTTTTTCATCTTTAGGAGTTTCAGTTTTAGGCGGTTCACTTGTTGGCATCTCACTATCGTTAGCAAGATTAGGCATTTCTTCTGTAATTGTTAATTGATCTGGTACATAATTTAATGGATTGAAACTAGGGTATGGACAATTACTAACTACACCATTGGGATCTTCTATTAATAAATTTCTATTGCCTGTATTTTTTGTGTCTCTGTGGTAATAAGTGCAACCTATAACTTGTATATTTGAATGCCCATAGTCAGGCACATAGGTATATGGAATATGTACATCAGGTATATGTATCTCAGGTATTTCCAATTAAAATTTTAATTTATCCATAGTAGGTGGTGTAGGAATTGATGGCCCTGTCATGTTAGGCAATCCTTTATCTAATACATTTGGCAATAACCCTTTAACTTCGCCAAGTATAGAGTTCATAATCTTAGCCTTGAATTGCTCAGATGAAACATATTTGTATGTAAAAAAACCACCGCCTAGTATTCCCAAAACTAGTACGGTGGATAAAATTGTTAAAGCGTCAAGGATTTTTCTCATGATTAAAGAACAGATAGCACGAGCCACAGCACTAATGTCCGTAGTCGTTTTGCTACTAATTGTAGCCTTATCTCCTCTTTACGTCACCATGTCGTTAATGACACGCCAATTACAAGAAAAAGTTAAGTAGCTTGTTTTGGTGCAGGTGCTTTATCAGGTACAACTACTGCTGCTCTTCTATCATCTAGAATTGCTTGGATTTGTGTAAACCTAGTTTTGCATTGATTAACAATTTCTTGTGCTTCATTATGTTTTTGCACTACTTGAGCTAGTTCTTCTTGAAGTTGTTGGTCTGTTGGTCTAGTCATAAAAAAAAATATATGTTATCTAATATTACTAAGCAGCTTCTAATGTTGCAACTTTGGTTTCTAATACTTCTATTTTTGCCATAGCTTCTTGTAGTGCTTTAATGCTCATCATAAATAATTGCTCTTCGTGAACTGATTTCATTTTAGTAGTACCTTCATCGTTAGGACTACCGTCAACTGCAAAGTCATCATCAACTAAATCAGCTTCTACAGTTTCAACTTGTTGTGCAATCACACCAACTTTTAATGGTGTACCTTCTGGCTCAGTTGTATAGTTAAACTTTTTAATAGCAATATTTTTAATAGTATTATAATAACTAGGAGCGGCAACTATATTAGTTTTCATTCTTTCATCACACAAGTTACTGTTATTACCAGAATGATTTACAACACCTCCATCTACTTTTACATAGAATCTAACTCCACTATGAGAGCCGTTTAGATTAGTTAGGTAAGGCCCGGGAGTGTTACCAGCAGAACCATTATCGAAAGTGATCTGTTGCCAAAGCCCGTTATTAGATCCAAAAGGAGTGAAACGAATACCAGTTTGGTTTGAATAATTATAACTACCAGACGCATCATTATTTCTCATGACTATGTCTTGTGCGCCTATATATAATTTATCGTAAACATTACCACCAGTATCTTGAGTTCTAAATGTAAAATAGCTGCCACCATACATTGTTTCTAATAAACATTGTCCATTACCGTGAGAGTCTATATTTAACCCACCATAATGTGCAGTACCTGTAAGTTGAAGTCTAGACCCTAAATCCCAGTTTGCTTGTTGATAAGTTTGAAAAATTAAAACGTCTTGAGCATATTGATTTCTAATTCTCCACAAATCAGAGTTATCACCTGCGTTATTACCAACAATACCTATTACAGCATTTTGTCCGCTATCACCTCTAACTTCAAATCCATCAGATTTTGTTGCAAACTTTTTACTGTTGTCGTGATATAGCTCTACCCCTGCACCATTTAATACTTTAATATTATCACCCCATGAACCAGCATGATAGTTTTGCAATCTCCAACTATTATCAGATGCAAAATGGATTAATCTATAATAATCAGCATTATCATCCCCATCATCAGCGTTCATTTGTACTTCAGCACTTTGTCCTTCTGAGCCGATTACATATAATGAGGTACTTGAACCTCCAGCTTCATTTTTTATTGCCAATCCATTGGTATGTGAAGCAAATTTTTTACCACCATCGTGGTATAGATCTACTGAGCCATTTAAATTAAATTTTGCAAGAGTTTCACTTGCAGAATTTGTAAATTCTGGAGAGCTTGTATAAAAATCAAATTTAGTTGCAGAACCTGTGTGATATATTTGAACGTCATCACCAGTTCCAAGTTTTATTTTTGAATTATCATTTAAATCTATATTGCCATTTCCAATTATATCGTTACCATTACAATCTAAATTACCACCTAGCTGTGGACTCGTATCTGCAACTAAATCTGTGTTAATACCTGTAAGATTAGCCCCACTAATTGCAGGTAAAGTAGCAGGAAATCTAGCATCAGGTATTGTTCCAGACGTTAAATTAGACGCACTTAACGCAGTTAAATCTATTGTTTCAAACGTAGGATCTGCTCCGTTGTTTGCTCTTAAAAATTTACCGTTACTGTTACTATCGCCATGTAACAACTTAGCTAGTGTTATAGCTTCATCTTTAATAGCAGTTGTTGATACTTTAGTTAATGCCATGATTAGCTAGGTTTTGGGTACTTGGCTTTGACAGGATCGACTATATCTGTCTTCCATTTGTCTATACCGTGATGATAAATGTAATCAAATTGTGTACCCGGATCTGGGTACTCTGCTTGCCTTTTATTTTTATATTCTTGTTTAGCAAATTCTGCATCTACTGCACTTTGATCTATAGCTACAACTGTACCATCAGGTTTAGTTGCAGTAAATGAGCCATCTTCTTCTCCGTACACAACTTCGACACCTTTGTCTTTATATAGCTCATAAATAATTTCATGTTTAGTAATCATACTGCGAACTCCGTTGCTTTCATAAACCAAGATAAATTACCACCATTACTATTATTAGGAAAATAACCTCTTTGAAACCAAATTTTATAAGTAATAGAGGAGGTAGTATTGTGTGAAGTATGTGTATATAAATAATAACCGGGAACAGAAACGCCAGTTCCATAAGCATCAGCGTATGTACCTATGTCGTTATTTGTAGCACCTCCTGTGCATCTTAACTGTTGTTTATGATATACATTACCAGACAACCATTGCATAACACAGGTTTCAAGAATAATAATACTATTTGACTCTAAGGGAGTTATGCTTACATTACATCTACTTTCTACATAGCTTGAACCAAAGTTTGAAACATTATTATTAGCATAGTTAAAAGCTACTTGTAAAATTCTACCTCTAAAATTTTGTGCTCCTTCTGGAAAATTAATAGCCATTATAATACCTCCGTTAAATTAAATTTATATTTTTTACCAGTTCGTTTGTTAATCAAAAATAAATTATCAGCACCTTCTTGTATAGTATAACTTCCCCAAGTTCCGTCAACATCATTAGCACCACCTTCGTTAGATAAGTTAAGGTCATTGGTGTAGACGTTTCTCCAACGATATGATGATGTACCTAAGTCGTAAGTGTTATTTGCGTATGGAACAAAATGACCATCGCTAG